GCCCGGCGGTGTAGGCTATGGCTTCACTATAGGTTAATTATTCCAAAAAACTACTTGACAAGCAACTATTTAGGTTATATAATATTAACATTATAACTTAAGGAGTTTTTATGATAATCGGTATATGCGGTTTAATAGGTAGTGGTAAAGGTACAGTAGCAGATATTTTAGTTGAACAATTTGGATATCAAAAGTTATCTTTTGCTGATAAACTTAAAGACGGCGTATCTACAATATTTGGCTGGGACCGCGAAATGCTAGAAGGTGATTCCGATAAGAGTCGTGTATGGCGTGAACGTAAAGACGATTTTTGGTCAGCTGAAACCGGTATGACAATTACTCCAAGATTAGTATTACAACTGTTCGGTACTGAGTGTATGCGAAATGGATTTTATGACGGTGTGTGGGTTAGCCTAGTTAAAAAGCATATCATTGATAATCCTGGCAATTATGTTATTCCTGATGTGCGTTTTGATAACGAAGCAAATATGATAAAAAGTATTCACGGCGAAGTATGGCGTGTGCGTAGAGGTCCCGATCCTGTATGGTTTAGAATGTACCAAGATATAGGTGTAGAGCCTAAAGATGTACATCCGTCAGAATGGAAATGGGCAAATGTTAGTTTTAACAATGTTATTGATAATAACGGAACTATAGAGCAACTTAAAAGTCTGGTACAAGGTCACCTTGCTTCCAGCGAACGCCTTCACGATAAAGAACTCGCTGACAATTTGCACATATAGTTTTTAAGTTAGATATTCTACAATTATTAAGATCACCGTCTATATGATATACATCTAGTTGTTTTGTATCTATTGCTTTGAAGCCACATTTTTCACAACTAGGTTTCTTTTTATATCCTGCTTGAGCCCATCTAGGAATACCATATTTTAGCTTGCCGTGATGTAAACATACATCACATTGTTTTCTATAATAAGTTTTATTTCCTTTTTTATAATTTACTGCGGCTGGTCTAAAACCGCATTTACACAATGGTCTCATATTGTATTTAATTAAAAGCTCACCTTTTTACCACCTTTTCTTTGGTATAAAGTAGGGCATTTTACTGATAGATGTATAAATACATGTAATAACAAAATGCGTACAGGAGAAATATCATGGCATTAGTATCACCAGGTGTACAGGTTAGTGTAATAGACGAAAGTTTCTACACACCTGCAGAACCGGGCACAGTTCCAATGATCTTTGTGGTATCTAAGGAAAATAAAAATAACGGTGCAGGAACAGGCATCGCTTCAGGTACTACAAAAGCAAATGCAGGCAAGCCGTATTTAATTACAAGCCAGCGTGAGCTAACAGATCTATTTGGAGATCCCGACTTTACAGTAGATTCAAATAACAATCCAGTTCATGGCGGAGAGCTTAATGAATATGGATTACAAGCGGCTTACTCATATTTAGGAGTAGCAAGCAGAGCTTATGTTGTAAGAGCAGATATTGACACAGGTCAATTGAATGCATCTTCAGAAGCGCCAAGTGCAAACCCACCAGATGGAACATATTGGCTAGACACTCAAATTTCAAGATTCGGTCTTTTTGAGTGGAACGGAAATGCAATTACTACAACAGGCGGACAAACATTCACAAATAAGGCTCCAACTATTATTACTGACAAAACAAAACTTGTACTTAATGAGGTAACTGGAGATCCAAAACCATCAGTAGGTTCTATTGGCGAGTATGCTCTAGTAGCAACAACTACTTGGAATAGATTATACTATAAAAACAGCAACAACGCTTGGGTTAAAGTAGGATCAGCGGCTTGGAAAAACAGTTGGCCAACTTTACAAGGTAGTGTAGCATCAAATGCGGCTTCATTTAATGTTGGTGATGCAATTGATCTAAACGGTGAAACAATTACGTTTACCGGTACTACACTTACACAAGTTGTAGCAGACATTAATGTTGCTACAGCAACTACAGGTGTAACAGCTAAAATTGAAGATAACAAAATAACACTTTATAGTAACGGAAGTTATGTAAAAGTTGGCAACAATGCAAACATTGACATTGCTAACAGCACAGGTACTCCGTTAACTACATTAGGTATTGATGGAACAAAAGACTATTGGGCACCTGCATTAAGCATTGCACCACATACAAGTGTTCCAGAATTTAAAGCAACAGATACTGAAGTTAGACCAACTGGTTCTGTTTGGTTTAAAACTACAGATCCTAATTTAGGCGCTAAAGTGCGTGTCAAAGTTTGGAATGATACTACTAAACTTTGGGTTGATGCATCTGTTCCATTATATGCAGACAACCAAACTGCACTAAACACTTTAGATAAAACAGGCGGCGGAGAAAATCTTGCTGTTGGTACGTTGTACGCTCAAACCAACATAAGTGAAGATTCACCTGCTGTTTTTGATTTTAAAATTTACAGAAGAAATGCTGTAAGTCCAACTTCAATTACAACTAAGAAAATTGAAACAGGCACAATAGGTGCAGGAGCACATCAATTTACTATTGCAGAAACAACTGTTGGTAGTTCTGCTTTAAGTGCTACTTACACAGTAAATGTTACTTGTGACGGAACAACAGGTGACGCTGAGACAATCGCTGAGGGCATTAACGCAGTGAATTTGGCTAACGTAAGTGCAAGTGTTGATAGTGCAAATAGAGTTGTAATTTCACACTCAAAAGGTGGAGACTTTAGACTTGGCAACACAGCTGGTTTCCTTACAACATTAGGATTTAGTGCGTTTGTTGATGCAAACAATGGCACACCTAACTTGTATGCGGCACCTGCAGGTGATTCAACATTTGATTTTGTTGCATCAAACTGGAAAGTACTAACTTATACAGCAAGTGAAGATGCACCAAATGCACTAGCGGCAGATGGAGCTCTATGGTACAACTCAATTGTTGACGAAGTGGACATTATGATTCATAACGGAAGCACATGGGTAGGTTACTTAGACACAACAAGTCCATTCTACAATGCAAGTGATGTTGAGAAAACAGATCCAAATGGACCAATTGTAGCGGCAACCGAACCGACTCTACAGTCAGACGGTACTGCACTAAAAACAGGTGATCTTTGGATTGATACAGCAAACATTGAAAACTATCCAACTATCTACAAGTACAATGCTACAACAGCAAAATGGAACTTGGTAGACAAAGCTGATCAAACAACTGAAGATGGTATACTTTTTGCAGATGCACGTTATAACACTTCAGGTTCAAACAGCAGTCTAGCAGGAGATATTGCTACATTGTTAGGAAGTAACTACTTAGATCCAGATGCTCCAGATCCAGCACTATATCCAAAAGGTATGTTGTTATGGAACTTAAGACGTTCTGGCTTCAATGTTAAGAAGTTTGTGCGTAACTATATTAATACTTCATTAGACAACGGTCGCTTTAACGACGAGTCAATGGACGCTTACTACACACATCGTTGGGTTACTGAGTCAGGAAACCAAGAAGACGGTTCAGGTACATTTGGACGCAAAGCACAGCGTAAAGTTGTTGTACAAGCTCTACAGAGCCTAGTAAACAGCAACCAGGACATTAGAGATGATGAATCTAGATTGTTCAACGTAATGGCAACTCCAAACTATCCAGAACTAATTGGTGAAATGATTGCACTTAACAATGATAGAGGCTTAACAGCATTTATCGTAGGTGACAGTCCAATGAGACTAACACCAGATGCAACATCAATTAACGATTGGGGTAACAATGTTAACCTAGCAGTTGAAGATAACGATAACGGACTTGTATCTAGAGATGAATACTTAGGTGTGTTCTACCCTAGCTTGTTCACAAGTGATAACGCAGGCAACAACGTTGTTGTTCCAGCATCACACGGTATCTTAAGAACAATGGCACTAAGTGACCAAGTTAGCTATCCATGGTTTGCACCAGCAGGTACAAGACGCGGTGGTATTACTAACGCTAGTGCGGCAGGATACATTGACGGTGAAGGCGAATTTGTAAGTGTAGCACTTAACGAAGGTCAAAGAGATACACTATATTCGTTAAACATTAACCCAATAACATTCTTAACAGGTGCAGGCCTAGTTAACTTTGGACAAAAGACAAGAGCAAGAAATGCAAGTGCATTAGATAGAATCAATGTAGCAAGACTTGTAATTTACTTACGTTCACAGTTAAACAAACTTGCTAAACCATTTATCTTTGAACCAAATGACAAGATCACACGTGATGAGATGAAACAGCAAGTGGATGCACTACTATTAGAATTAGTCGGTCAAAGAGCACTTTACGACTTCCTAGTTGTGTGTGATGAATCAAACAACACACCAAATAGAATAGATCGTAATGAGTTGCATGTAGACATAGCAATCGAACCTGTGAAAGCAGTTGAGTTTATCTACATACCGCTACGCTTGAAAAATACCGGTGAAATAGCAGGCCTATAAGTTGATAAATATATATAACAGGAGCATATAACATGGCAATTTCAACACTCTCAAAATTAACTGTGCCTTTGGATAGCAACGCTTCTGCATCCAACCAAGGCTTGTTGATGCCGAAACTGCAATATCGTTTTAGAGTATTTCTAGAAGGATTTGGAGTTTCAACACCGACAACAGAACTAACGAAGCAAGTACAAGATGTAACTAGACCTAACTTGTCATTTGAAAACATGACACTAGACGTTTACAACTCAAAAGTTTACTATGCAGGTAAACATACTTGGGAAGCAATTACATTAACACTACGTGATGATGTAAGTAACAACGTACAAAAACTAGTAGGCGAACAGCTACAGAAACAGTTTGATTTCTTCGAACAGTCAAGTGCGGCATCAGGAACAGATTACAAATTCGTAACACGAATTGAAATTACTGATGGCGGCAATGGCGCAAATGCAGTAACAGTTTTAGAAACATTCGAACTATGGTTGCTTTATTGAAAGTGCTAACTATAATTCATTAGCATATTCAACTTCAGAACCAGTAACTGTAACATTAAACATACGCTACGAT